CGATGTCGCGGAACTCGCCCGGTTGTAGTGGGCTGTCCTCGTCACGAATACGCATACCGCGAGCTTTGAAGCCTGCTGGCAGGTTAGCCAGAGTGCCTGCATCAATTAACTGTCTTAGGATTGAGGTGCTAGATTTGGCAATACCACCAATCATGTGGCTTAGACCTAAGCCGTAGAACCCAAGGCCGGGCAGGAACTTGTACTGAACAAAGAAGTTAATCTTATTCTTGAGCGGGTCACCATCAACGTAGTTCCTGCGAATCGAGAGCACCTTGCTGCTTTGCTCATCAACCGTGACGATATAGGGCAGCTTTAACCCTGTAGGCTTGCCGTCCTCGCCTAAATCTTCGTAGCCAGCTATATCAAGAATGGTGTGAGTCTCGTACACCACGCGGTCACGATCTTCTTGATACGCAGGCTCAATGCCTTGAATCTCGTCTATTTCCTCTTCAATTTCGCTACGGCTGACGTTTACACCGCCACCCCTTAGCTCTACATCAGCGTAAAAACCGCTAAGCTGCTGCTTTTTAATCTCGTTGCGGCTCATGTTTAAGACGTGAGTGACACGCTCAGCACTGCTAAGGTCTGACGCCTCGTATGGCACAATCAAATCTTCTGGCGCAATAAACTTGCTCATGGCTCGGCTTTGAGCGGTATCGAAATAGACTTTCTTAAACGCAGAGCCTGCCAGTGGCAAATAGAACAACAACATATCCATTTCGGGGTCGTATTCTTGCATGATATTCATGATGTAATAGTTCATAAACTGTTGAACACGGTCAGCTTGCATTTCTACTTCTGGGCTGCGAGCACCAACAATTTCAGTCTTAACTGGGCCTTTGGCTGGCAATAATTCTTTATAAGCTTGAGCTTGGAACTGGGTGACAGACTCAGCCAAGATGGGGTGAACAACGCCAGAGGAGCCTGCAAACGGCTGGCTTCTTGCCTCGTCAAACTTCATACCCAGATACTTTAGGCCGTCAGTGTAGGTCTTTTCCCAATCTGCACGACTTTCTTTGTCGGATTTAACCGACTCAATGACATCGCTGGCAAGCTTTGATAAATCACTATCGTCGATAAATTCAACGAGGTTAGCGTTAAAATCAATCTGCGACTCTTCTGGCTCAGGAGCGTCAATCTCGTCATCAATTAAAATTTCTTCTTCAGTAACCAAGATTTGAGCTGCGTTACGGATTTCATCGTTTCGAGTCATCTCTGGCTCGACCTCCATAGCACTACCCGTAGGCATAATATCTGGGTTGTCTTCTGTTCCTAAGCCGCTTTTTTCAATCGCCATTAGTAGTATACCTGCCTGTCACGTCTCAAAAACTCAGCCTCTTCGGGATAATCGTTGCTGAGAGCTAAAAATCCACCCTGCCTAAAGCGCATAAGCGCCATCGTGCTAGAGTCACAATAATCGTCATTCTCGCCAAACGGAAACGAAGCCATTTCTTCTATGACTTCTTCCGCAAACGTCTCGTCTGGTGCCCAAACCATGCCCGACTCAAAAATCGGCGCTACGCTGTTCATACGCGCAATCTTATCTTGACCTCGGCTTGGTGTATAGGCTGTGACTGGAATGCCCATGCGCCTAAGCTCTTGGGTCAAAGGTGTGCCAGATGCCTTGGCTTCAATCAAGATGCAGTCTGGCTCCCAGTATTTGTACTCATCGTAAGCCAGTCGTTTTAGCTCTGGGAAGTCTAACCTGACGCGCTTTGCGTCCAACAAAATGATTTGATCTGTATCGGTATTGGGCGGCTGAAAAATAGCCCAAGTAGTGATAGCCGAGTAGTCGGCAGTTTCTTTTTTAGAAAACGCTGTGTCGTATGACTGGATGATATAGGTGTATGCAGGCACAAAGTCCTCGTCCCATTTGCGCCACCACTCGCGCTTTACGATAGAACCAGCTTCAGCGGTTGGGTTCTGCATCCACTGAGCATTCCACTTACTAACTGGTAGCGATGCCTTAACGCCCAATAGCTCTTCTTTTTTCCAAAACTCAGGCCATAGAGGTGTATCTGACTCTGGCATGATCGCAGGGAATTCTACAACCTCCCACTGGTCTGCGTGTTCGTCCCCCTGTTTTTTGAGCACCTTGCCCACTAGGTCTTTGACTGACCAGCGAGTCATTACGATAATTATTATCCCGCCGGGCTGTAAACGCTGCCTAGGGCCAGAGGTGTACCACTCATAAGCCGCGTCCATCGAAGTAGGCGACAGCGCGTCTTGCTCGGAGTGAGGGTCATCAATGATTAGAAGGTCAGCACCACGTCCCGTTATAGCGCCGCCGACACCTGCGTAGAAACTTTCTCCGCCTTGATTTGTAGTCCACCTGCCTGCTGATTTGTTATCGGCTTCTAGCGATAGGTCTGGGAATATTTGCGAGTAATCATCTGAGTCTATTAGGTTTCTGACTTTTCGACCAAAGCGAATTGCCAGCTCACCAGTGTGGGTGCTCTGAATGATCTTGGTGTCACCCTTGCGGCCCATCATCCATGCAGGGAAGTAAGTGCTCGCAAACTCTGATTTAGAGTGCCGAGGAGGTAGGCAGACGATAAGCCGCTTGAGCTTGCCTTGGGCGATCTTGTTGAACTTCTCGCCAATAATTTTGTGGTGACGCCCAAGTATGCACTCAGGCCACATATGTTTTACAAATTCAATAAAGTCGTTCTGGCAGCTTTCCTGCTTGTCCATCTGATCAAACCGAGACAACAGCGCAAGCGCCTCATTCTGATCTTGCTCACTTAGGATCTCAAAGTCTTTGAGTGATGGCCTAGACATTTTCCCAAGGCTCTCCTTGGAATAACAAAGCCTCAGCTTCGCGTCTGCGGATTAAGCCATCTAAAACCTTGCCGCCAGCCTTGTTCCATCGACGGATTTGGTGCGGCACGTCCCCAAGATCATCGCCGTTCAACCGCTTTAGAAGCGTTGATTCTCTTAGGTTGGTTGGCCCCAAGTTGTACGTCCAAGCAACCAGCGCATCAAATTGATTTTGTTTTAGATCCGCATCAACCAAATCATTGACGTATTGCTCAAACTCTTGCAGATCCTCCGCAAGCATTTCGTCAGCTTCCTGCTGAGTGCAGGTGTCACCGTCTGAAACGTCACGGGTGTGTCCATAGCCCAAGGTTGGCACGTCAGCGGAGCAGCGATACGCCGTTAATTCGCATCCTTCAAATTTTTTAATAAGGGCTATGCCCTCGTTACTCGTTACTCTCATCTTCAGAAGTCTCTTTGTCCAAGGATTTGTAGTATTGTACAATGTTTTGTAGTTGCCTGATATAGCGTTTAATCTCTGACATCGTTGCCGAAAGATTCTCATAACCTTTTGTGGAAAGTCCATAGAAAGCATTAGTAGGTGCGTTACCCTCGTTTAAGTCATTTAGGTACTCCTGCATGGTTTCTGGAGTCAAAACCGTCCACTCTACTGGCGAGGTGCTTATAGGGTTTGGTAATGCAGGATGGTATACCGCTGCTGGCTGAACTACTGTGACAACCTCTACAGGTTTGGTTTCTGGAATGTATGGCTTTTGCCCGAAAAGGCCACAGCCGCTAAGGATTAAGACTGGTAATATTTTCCAGATCATTTAAAACCTCCGATGTGCCTTTGTTGATTATCTTCTCGATTAGCTTGGGCTTCCTCAAACTGAGCACATCTAAATTGTGCCTTGCGAACTTTTTTCTGATAGAGGCCACCTCAACCTGAGCCTTGTCGTTTTGAAGCTGAAGCTCATTTACCCGATCAAGGACGCGCTGTTGGCGTTGCTCGGACTCAATGATTTGAGTGTTTAGGGAGGTTATGTTTGTCTCCAAAACAAGCTGGTTGTCAGCAGCTTGGCGAAGCTGCGAGGCCATTGCTTCTTGCTCTGCCTCGGCTTTGTCTACATACAGCTTAAACGCGCCGCCCGTTACCGCCAGCGCAAGCCCTAGTATTCCAGTTATTTGCCACATCACGGCTTTCTGTTAGACCATGCCTGAGCGCCAAAGAACGCAGCCAAAATGCCAGCCACAGATACGAAATAGACCGAGGCCATATCGCCAAGAATAGTTGCAGCTTGCGTCAGACCCACCCAGCTAGAAACTACTACGAGGCTAGGGTAGAGCAACATCCCCCATAAAGCGAACCAGCTCATGGCTCTTTGGGCATCTGCACGTTCGTGGCTTAGATGCAGCTCTTGCAGCTCTTTGCTTGTTGCAAGTTCTTCATCGGAGATAATGCCGTCACCGTCAGCATCATATTGGGCGTATTCACTGTTTTCTTGTAATTTTTTAGCAGCCATGTCAATCCCAAGTCTTCGTGTTACGGCCTATCTTCTTAGGTATGCAGTAAGCACTTATGTTTTTCTGGTTGCGCTCTTGTTTGCCTATTTTAACTGCACCAGATTCAACGTAATAAGCAAACTGATTGCAGCGGGTAACATCCCTAAAGTAAAACTCTTCTGCTAAAGGCTCGCCATCAATGATGACGATTAGCAAAAAAGCCATAATCATCGGGTCAAATAAGCCAGTAACGCACCTACCGCTGCTGGCACCAAGACAACACAGACTAAGGCAATCAATGCA